TCAGATACATTAAGTCTCCTTAGTAATTGCATCTATAACCTTTATAGTCTTCGTAGCACCCAATAGATATTCAAACTAACGAGCATACCAGTTATATCAGTTAACTAACAATTAACATACATTAAGATTATAGGAGGGTGCATATCTAACCATCGAGCATATAATTATATTTTCAAAATTAGATTACCTATTTATAACAAAAAGATATTTGACTATAATCAGTCTTGGACTAATTATTATATTTTCAAAATTGATATGTCAGTTTTAAACGAAAAGATATTTGACTTATGGTTGAATTCATCGAAGTGACATACTACACAATCCTAATCTCCATTCTACGTCATTATCTCTATCCAAGTGGTATGCTAGTATACATTTAATATTTGAGTGCCTTAGAAGTGCTTAAAATGAGTTTTGAATATCGGTTTAATTTACAAGATTATACCCTTATTAATTAACAGACAATTACAAAAATAACTGCATAGAAAAAGCCTATACTAAATTTAATCAATATGGGCTAAATTAATACATTAAAACTTATTTAATCCTCCCCTAACATATCAATACATTCTTTTACAAATTCCTTGTCATTCATAAAGAGCAATTCGTCTTTTGTGTATCTATCAAACCATAAAGACACATTATTGTTATCAGAAACAGCAAACAAATTACTTAGTTCGCATTTATATAATTGGTATTGATTCACCTGTTTTATTGTTTTCATAATGATATTATTTTTTTAGCATTAAAATAATGTTTTATATCTGAGTAAGATAATGAAGTATAAATTGTTTTTTTAATATTGTTACTATCTATAAAAGTAACGCTTCTTTTTATTGGGGTTGATATATTTGTAAACATAGTTTAAAAAGTTATTTTGTTAAATTGTTTTTTTATACAACTGATGGCTTTGAAACTTTGAAACCTATTTTTATATCGATACAAATCATTTGTTAAGACATAGCTTTCAATATAAGTTTTATGTTCATTTAAATTGTAGCAAATAAAACCTTTATTTGTAGTTAGTAATTTTATTGTTAAATTAGTGTTAGTTCTAATAGTATTCATATTGTTTTATTTTAATAGTTAGTAATTACAAAACCGCTTTTATCTTTCCTGGCTTTGCCTTTTGCTTTTAATCCTAATATTACATTTTTAAATTTAATCATTTCGAGGTCACTTTTGTCACCGTCAACTACTTTAATACCTTTGTATGTTTTCGGCAATTCATTACTAAATACGGTAGCTACATTAATCCCTAAATTCATTGCTTCATTAACCTCGTTTTGATTAGTTTCACTTTTAGAAAATGTCAATGTGTAATTTCTGTAATTTTGGTATCTCTTGGCTCTTGGTAGGCTCTTGGTATAATCATAAAAATATACTTTATCATAATGCAACAAATCTACATTAAAATCAAAATGTTTATCTAATAAGTATAAAAAATCAATGTCCGAAGTTCCATTTAATCTAAATGCGATTTTTTCGTTTTTGTCACTTGCTTTTTTTATTTCTCGTTTTATTTCTTTTAATAGTTGAGCTAAAAATGCTTTTTTATCACTAACAAAGTAATTTGCTTTATTGATACGTGACTTTTGTACATTTGAGAATATACCCATACCAGCAGAGTACAAACATACTTTTATACAATTTACTGAAGCATCTTTACATAAAGAAATACCTTTGTAGTTTAAATTGTGAGGGGCTAAATAAAGTATAAACGTTTTAATGTCGTTTTTTGAGGTTTTTGCGTTGGTGCTACCTTTTGAAAGTAGATTTTTTACAGGTTTATAATGTTTTAAATTTTCCATATTGTTTGATTTTAAAATCCGAAATTAATTTCTTAAATAGTTTTCAATTAATTCTATTGCGAACTCGTCTAAAATTGTTTCTTTATTAGAAGTTAAATTTTTGCACGAATAACAAGTAATAAACAAAGCGTTTTCTTTGCAATCAGTAACACCGCTTATTTTAGCGTCAATTTCATATATATTTGTAAAGCCTTTATAAATATGTGTTAATTTATAAATTAAATATATTCCGTTTTGGTTCTGTAATTCTACTATTATTTTTTCATTCATAATTTAATTATTTTAAAATCCGAAATTAATTTCTTGTTTTGTTAATAGTTTGTTTTGTTTCTTAATTTGTTTTTTTAGATTCTTAACAAGATGTAATAAATATAAATTGTCTGTTGCGGTTGCTAAATTTTTAATACTCTTAATAGACTTTTTTACTTTTTCGTTTTGTAATCTTAAATTTCTTTGTTCTATTGTTTCCTTCATTGTTTTAGTTTTATAGGGGAGTTGCCTCCCCTTGTTAATATTTATTTTAATAAGTTTAATAGCATTTTTAAGGTTCTAATTTCATCCTGTAAAGAATCAACCCTACTATATACTCTATTATTGTTTAGACTATCAAATGTAAAATCAATCATTATCGCTTCATTAGATGGGTTTCCTAAATCAATTTGATTTTTAATCTCTTGAACATCAATTTTGATATTATCTAATTGCTGTAAAACTTGCTCCCTTAATTTTAATTTTAGTTTACTCATAATATTGGTTATTTAATTTGTTACGTCTTATTGACACTTCAAAGATACAACTTATTTTGGAATAAACAACAAAAAAGCAAAAAAAATGTAAAAATAACACAAAAATAATTTTTCAACGTTTTTCACTCCTATATATATAGGCTAAATTTGTAGAGCCTTTACCCGTCAAAATTAAGGTACACTATTTAGAATCAAAATAAATAAAAAAAATGTTTGTGAGAACCAAAAAATTGTTTTACCTTTACACCGTACTACTGACGGGTACGGGTCTGAACTGAGAGGTTCGAAAGAGTAGACTCCGTCCTACCCTAAACTCAAATTATCAAGAATCATTCTAAATAACAAAAATACCCCCATCATATTAAACAGCCCCCATCATATTAAACATAGGGTATCATATTAAACACCCCTCCATATTAAACAATCCCCATTATATTAAACATAAAGCAAAAAAAAAGCCTCGTTAAAGGCTTTCTTTGTTTTAATACCATTCTAAAAAATTAATAATTGAATCGTATTCACTATGGATTGATTCGTTATTATATTTAGACTTGTAAAACTCTTCATAGTAACTTTTAATGGATGGAAAAGCATCATCATAGGGTAACTCCTTTAGAGGATGTTTTGTGTCAGCTAACTGCGTTAAATTGTAGAATAAAAATTCGTGGTAATCAATCGTTATCATATCTCAGTTGTTTATTTGTTTATAAATGTCCGCCAATAATTAATTCTTTGCAATCATACCTTAATTCTTCATCATTGCCCTCCTCATTAAATCCATTTCTGTAGCATCCACTACCAAAATCAAATTCTGCCTTATCTATTGCATTGTCTATTTGCTCAGACCATAGTTCTTCGTGTTCTAATAAGTAATCATCTAAAGAATGATAACCTTTATTATCTATTAAGTATTTCTCATAATCCTCTTTATTTATATCTATTTCTATTACTCCTACCTTGTGATAAACGTAACGTTGACTAATTTTTACTTTCATAATCTTATAAATTTATATTAATTGTTTTAAGTTCTTTTTTAATTACATCAGTCAATAGAAATTTGCTATTGATACCAAATTTTTTACGATGCCTTGTCAAATCATTTGTAAGAATCATCTTATCAAGATTATTATTTGTTTCAGTATAGATGATAAAATCTTTTTTAGTAGTGTAGATTTGTACTGCTTTAAGTATGTTTATGTTCATATTATATAGTTTTATTGTTTCTATTAATCTTCAAATAATGTTTCTATCTTATACTGCACATCATCTATTCCACTTAAAATATCTTGTACATCATTGTGGTAATCATCATCATCGCTTTTAGTTAAATCCATTATAATTCTGTACGCATCATCCAATAGTTCAATTGATGCTTTTATACTCTGTTTTTTATTCTGTGTCATATTATATAGTTTTAATTATAATTATTTTCATATTTTACATTTAACTGTTTGTACATTTGATAATCCATACCTATTTGTTCTAAAATGTGTTGTATTGTTTCACCATCCAAATCTGCTGATTTAATTTTACTTGTTAATACTTCAATTTTATTTACTTTTATAAATTGGACTACTGCATCGTATGTAGTTTTAAACTTACTACCTATTGTTTCTATATGAAATAACTCTTCTACAGAATGGTCAGTATTGTTGCTCACTTTACATCTACTCTCGACTATTGTAAATTCATAACCAAGATTTTCTATCTTCTCAACTACACGCATCAGCCAATCCCAAGAGGTGTTATAGTTAGGTGTGACATACTCGCCCATCTCTTGATGGTCTTCCATTCCCATAAATTCTGCTATTAGTTTATTGCTATTCATATTATTTAGTTTTAATATTTTGACAGAATATCTCTGTCGGTTTCTAATTGTTTTTTACTTAATACATTCATAATTGGTGAAAAGTTTTCATCCCAAGAATAAAACTGATTATCATTTGTTTCGTCAATACATCTTATTGATGTTACTTCTCTTGAAAGAAAGTCATCTCTTTCGATAACATCAAGAACTTTTATAATATCATCTGTCATAACATCTAATATAAATCTTGCCATAATATTTTATTTTTAATAAGTTAATTTTTTACCATATAACTCTACAAATGCTTTGTAGAAATTTCCACCCTCTTTCTTTGTCGCCTCTTGGATATCTTCCAACTCCATACCTTCTCTATACAATCCTTTTATACATCTCTTAGTTGCTTCTATAACTATTTTAGTGTATGCTCTTTGTGACATTGTTCTTTCGTGAGGTAAAGGAAGCATATCTCCCCTTTGCTCTACTATTCTATTGATAATTGGGTCTACGTGATTTAAACTACTAATTAACATAATTCTATTTTTTAAATTGTTGTGCCTTATTGACATCGTAAAGATACAACTTATTTTTAATTACACAACAAAAAAAATAAAAAACTTCACAATTTAACTTTTTTTATGAATTGCTACCTCTCAATACTATTCTAAATTTGTAACAGAACTTAATAAAGGAACAGGTGCATACGTCTACAACAATTTTTTCATATAACAAAATAAATCTACTAATAAATTTTGGTATGAGTAATAACGAGTTGCACCCCATTATATTAAACATAGGATTACCCCATTATATTAAACATACCCCATCATATTAAACAAAAAAAAAGGGAGACAAAATTAATTGACCCCCTTCATATTAAACATTTTATTTTTACCTTATCACATAAACTCCAGAGTTTACTCCTTGAACTAAATACATTAATCCATAACGGATTGCATCCAAAAAATGATTAAACTTATCTATTGGTGCTTCACCCTTATCTTTCCATACATAGTTGTTTAGCTCTCTTATTATGCCGTGAGAACCTCTATCTACTATTATCTCGTAATCTTGCATAAGAGCAATACCAGATAATATACTACCTTTCTTCTTTATTGTAGGCTTTATATTAAGACCTAATGTTTTCATCTCTGATATTAAACGTGGCTCACTATTATCACAAATAATTAAATCCATACCACACTCTCTTCTATTCATACCTGCTATCTCAGATGTGTTTAGATTAGGTTTTCCGTAGATTTCCTTAACCCAAACCTTTCTTGCGTTCTTATCTACCGAAATCTTCACAAGTGTCGTTAAATCGGCTGAAAATCCAAAATCCTGCCCATAGCAAGTAAGTTCTGTAGGGATAAAGTCTCCAACCCTCCATTTTCTTATAATAGTACCCTCTGCTTTCTCAAGCCAACCTCCTAATATTTGGTGCTGGTATTTATCTGGTCTCTTACGTTTCATCTCGTAAATTCTCTCTAAGAATGATTGAGATAAGTTCTTCTTATTATCTTTATAAGTTGTATGAACATAAGTAACGTTACCTTTAATCATATTGGAAGCTGCCAATACGTTTTCATTTTGGAAGAACCTCTGATATATCCAATGCTCTTTAGTTGTTGGATTCAGTATAAGAATAACTCTGTTCTGTTTAGTTTGTGAACGTATAGAGAAGTCAATCTTATCAAATGTACCCTCATCTACAAGTTCCTCTGCTTCATCTACAACAAATGTTGTTATACCATTCAAGGATTTAAGTGCAGCAGTTTGGTTACCAGATGATGTTCTAATACCTTTAAATATTATAGAGCTACCTGTCTTTAGGTTCATAATCTCATCTTTAGTTATCCTAAAGTCATCGTGAACTCCCATTAAGTTAATCTTCTCAATAAATTCAGGTATAATAGATGTATGTGCTGACATCATTGTATAACGTGAGAACAGTATCTTATGACCTTGTTCATAGGTTAGGTTAAGTAAGAATACGTTTATACCAAACGACTTACCACTACCCCTACCTCCTGTAACAACAAAATACCTGCTATCATTCTTGAAAACAGGTATGTATTTTTCGTGTATGTCTATCTTACTCATCCTTTGGTGTTACGTCTATAATCTTATCTTTAATCTTCTTACCCTCGATACTATCTCCAAAGAAGTTAATTACAGGAGCATTAGGTTTCTTAGTAGAGGTTTCCTTGTCTTCATCATAAGCATAGTCCATAAGTAATTTCATATGATTGTAGCTACCCTCTTTTGCTTTCTCAGCTAAACTCTCAAAAGCATTTACCTCACTACCAAATACATTCTTGATAGCTTTCTTAGCATATTGCTTCTTACGATTCTTCTTAGCAGTATTCATTGCAGGTTTGTTAGACCTCTCTTTATCTGGTACAGGCAGCTTGGGAATAGATTTCTTTCTACTATTCCCTTTTCTACCATCTGTTGGCTTAATCTCTTGTGAATTACTCATATTATGATAACTAATGTGTTGTTGTTTTGTTTTTTACAAATCATCTAAACACCAAATAGGTGTCATATCTCCAACCCAAGCAGAACTAACATTGTATTCAAAATACTCTAAAGCATCTTCCTCTGTCATACCATCTGACATAAGAATACTTATACATAAACTTTTAGAGTATATCAATCTCATACTTTGGTTATCTAATCCAATTATAGCATTATCAAAACCATCAGCTTTTAATAACTCTTCCTCATCAATAAATTCTAATATTTTATCTAACATATATTTGTTTTTAGCTATAGTAGTAATAGTTGTCTTGCTGACCTCTTTCAGCCTCGTAATAGTTCTTTGTAATCTCTATTTGATACTCCAACAGACCTGACAAGTAACCACATATAAAAGTAATATCTCCATCTGACAAATCATAAGTATCTTCTCCCTCTAATATGTCTATCCTTAGCACTTCGTTTATGTCAAGGAATAAGTCTATTGTATAATCCTCTCCCTCATAATAGATAGAAACCTCATTAGGAAGTGGGTTCGAAGAAAAGCCTTCTGTAGAATATTCTGGTCTTATAGATAATATCTTATCTTTTAACTGCTCGGTCATAATATTTGTTTTAATTGTTAGTAATACTCAAATCTACAATACTTTTTTGAATTGGCAATAATTTTTAACATTTATTTAACTAATAATTCTTCTCTTTTAATATAGTAGGCATTTGTATATTTCATAAGTTTACAATCCCACTTACTAATATCATCATAATCAACAAAATAAAATTCAGCAGTTGTTTCATTTAAGATATAAACAAACCAATATAAATCTATCCTGTTTAATCCTTTTTTATGTGCCTCTTCATTAACAAGTAAGTGAGAATATTTAGTGTATTTATTTGTTTTTATATCTATTCTTTTTTCTTTTAATATAAAGTCTGGGTTTTTACTTGATTTAAAATCCAACAAGTTTGCTAATGTAAAATTTATGTTTTTCTGAGTTAAGTATTCTGCAACTATTAATTCACCTAAAACACCAAGAGTATCAACTTGTTTGTTCTTAACACCTCTATCAAATCTTGTATTAACTTTATTGTTATCTTTATTCATTACACCTCTTGCATAACCAATTTGTTCTGCAATTAACCAAAAAGACTTTGGGTATTTAAATTGTATCATAATGTTTTAACATTTACCTGTCTACCCTATCTTTACTTCTCAAAAGTTCTATCTCCCTATTTAAGTAGTCTTGTGCCTTAATTAAGTCAAGTAGTTCATCGTGCTTCTTTCCTGCCCTTGCAATATACTTAATTATATTTCCTCTACAAAAATTTAGTTCATAATCTCGTATAACATCTATGATGTCGTAATCTTTTCCATTCTCGTAGTGTGGTTGTGTTCCTCTCATAATTAATTCTCTTTGATTGTAACTATTATTTTTATTATCACTATAATAAGTATTGTTATAAATATTCCCATAATATATAATTTATTGATTAAAAGCAGTACCCCTCTAGAGAAGACTCACCTTGTATGATTTGACATTGGTCTTTAGTTTTCCAACTCCAAGATTTAACCCTTAAACTAACAATCTCTCGTACTTCTTCTCTTCTATCCTCTGGAATAGTGTCTATAAGCACTTCTAAGGCATCTTTATCTTTATTTAATGTATTTGTATAGATATTCTGTTTAGAGTCGTTTAAACGCTTCTTTTGTGCTTGTTCTATTGTAAGAAACTCTTCAGCCTTATCATTAAAGTATACATTATATGTATTTCTAAACGATGCAAATGATTTATAGTAGATACCTATTTTTTTTACTGCGTGAGTTATAGAAGAACGACCTTTTTGCACACCTCTTGTGCTAAACCAATCAGAAATCATCTCATCAGTCATAAAGTTCAAATCTTTTAGTATTTTATAGAATAATGTTCGTGTAATCATTATCTCTGTCTTCCTTGAATTGCTATTTAGCTCAATTCCTGTTAACTGTTCGTAATCTTTAGCTAAATCATCTGCTATTTGTTTATTATATCCTCTCATATTGTTTGTTTTAATTTAATTTGTTATTTTCTTTTATTTTATCTATTTCTATCATTGTTTTAGTGAAAGTATTGGTCTCATACCAATCTAAAGCCTTTTTTATACCAGCACAAGCCAAATAATACTCTTGTTCCTCGTAATATTCTAAAATTTCTTCTAAAATATACTTAGGTAGACCCTCTTGAATTTCTATTATTGAATTCGAGAAGTATAACTCCACAATATACCTATCATCATCGCTTAATGTTTTCATAACAGTCTGTTTTAAGTGTTAGTAATGACTTAGCCTCGTTAAACATAGATTTAGCATCGTCTCCATATATCTCCTTATACAATCTATAGGTTCTATTGACTAATGAATACTTGTTTTTAGAGTCTTTAAACAACTTTTTAGCATAAGCCTTACCATACCCCTTACAGTAGTTTATATTGTCAGCAGTATCGCCAATTATCATCTGATAGTAGAAGTTCTCATTTGCTTCTTGCTCTGAAATCTTAATTAGCTCTCTACTCTTGTAGTTGTAGTTATAAAACCAACAAGGGAATTGTTTATAGTCCTTGTCTAATGACATTATTATTACAGAGTCAACACCATTCTTCTCTACCTCTTCTGCCCACAATGTAGCTACAACATCATCTGTTTCTACCCCATCACCATAAATTGAATCATATGCAAGTTTAACCATATCGTGAAGTAGAGGTAGTATCTCTGGTCTCTTCTGTGTTCTGTTTAACTTGTATGTAGGAGATATGTTCTTTCTAAAGTTATTCTTAGAACCATTACAAACGATAATCTCATCTATCTTTACCAATTCCTCTAAGAAAGAAATTAACTTATCAAAGCTATCCTCAAACTTATCGAAAGCTACATTTACATCAGTCTCAAATATATCATCTGGAGACTCTCTATCATCTTTCCTCTTAAAGCAAGAGGCATAGATTAAACTGTCTGCATCAACGATTACTTTCATAACTTGGTATTGATTTAATATACACAGGTCTTCTATATACTCTTTTGTCATCAACCCATCCTGTGATAGGGTTTATTTTCTTTTCCCAAAACTTGGTCAATCTTTGTTGTTTAGTTCGCTTCATAATGTTTTATGTTTTATTTAAAGCAAATCTACAAAACTATTTATAAACTTGCAAGTACTTTTTAAGTTTATTCACTACTCCTGATATACAAGGAGAGCAACTTGTGTTAGTTTTCTGATTGGTATTGAAGATGTTATTGTGTATGGTAATCAATCTTACTTTCTGCTCATTAGTTATTTTTCTTGTATTGCTATCTACAAAATCACTTAAGTAAGTATAATCATCTTCTGAGATACAGTTTATCTTTTTATAAGTAAACAACTTATTTAACTGAACTTGTCTCTCATCACAACCACAGTCCTCACCAGCTATAAATTTCACTAACTTGTCTACTCCTGTAGCCTTAGTAATCTTAGCTACTGTATCACCTACACCTTTTGATTGTGCTTCTACATTCTGCTTTAACTTACTGTAGTCTTCACTTCTCTTAGATGCTTTCCATTCTTTGTACTCTCTGTAGTCTTTAGACCTCTTGTCTATAGTTTCATAGTACCCTTGTTTCTCTAATTCTAAATAATAATTGTCTGGTCTCATATCTTGTCAAAATCTTGGTTAAAGTAATCTATTAAATCTTCTGATAAATGTTCTCTTAATATAGCTTTTTGGTTTAGTATAGAATTATGTATAGAAGTTAATCCTATCTTAGCACCTTTAGATATTGCTCGTAACGACAAGCCTTGTATAAAGTATAACTCAAACAACCTCCTGTCATAAACAGTCCAATCGGATATTATATTTTCTACCTGCTTCATTATAGCGCTAAACGCATCGTCTTCTGCTATATCATATGGTGATTCAACAACCTCATCATTCTCTAATATCTCATAGAAAATACTATTTCTTTTATCTTTTAAATAAGAATAGTAAAGGTTTCTCAATGTAATCCATACAAAGTACCTGTTAACATCATCCTTATACATAATCCTACTCTCATCTTTCACAAGTCTGTGCATCCTCAGATACATATCTTGAACTAAGTCTTTAGCAACATCAGTCTTACAACCTAAATTCACTAACATCTTAATCCATAACTCGTGATGAACTGCTAACTTTTCTAACATTAAATCTCTTTTATAATTATTTCTACTCTTGGGTTCTCTCTATCTAATTCTGTCGGCATTATAGTTTCTTTCTTTACATAATCATCATTATCATCTTCCCAACAACCATACTCGGTTATAGAGTCTAATAAGAACTTACTTACTACACTAATTACATTCATCTTGTCTAAACGTCTTTTAGAGCCTTTATAGA